CAGCCTGAGATGATGCAGATTGTTGGTGATTTGGTGTTTAAGTACATGGATTTACCAGGTGCGGAGGCTTTATCGGAAAGAATCAAGAAAACCATGGATCCGAGGCTTTTGGACGAAGAAAACGATCCTATGGCGGCGCAATATCAACAGCAGATGGAAGCCATGCAGCAGCAGCTACAGGCAGCAGCGCAAGAGATGCAAGCCATGCAACAGCAGCTTGATAACAAACAAGCTGACACGCAGATAAAGGTTCAGAGCGAACAAAACAAGGTTGAAATTGAAAGCGCAAAATTGACGTTGCAGCAGTCTGAAATGGAAACAGATGCTCAGTTAAAGCAGCAAGAACTTGAGATAAAGTTTAAAGAACTTGAGATTAAAGAACAGGAATTGATGATCCGTTTGGAAGAATTGCGGATGCAGAAAGAATTAAAAGAACTTGAGATTATGACGAATAACTTTAATGCCCAAAACCAAGACGATGATTCTGGTGAGATGGAAAAAGAGGATGAAGGTGATAATGGATCAAGGGATTTAGAGCTTGCTCTTTTGCAGGGTAACAGTGCCGCAATTCAGGGAATAACCAACCTGATGCAGAGCAAAAAGAACATCACGATCAACAGAGATGCCAACGGATTGATGGAATCCCTGACCGTTATGTAAAAGTGTATTGAAATTTTAAAAAAGGTGCTGTATGAATGAAGAAAATGTCGTTGTAAATGAAGAGGAAGTTTCCTCTGATGTTGCAACAGATGAAGGCCAGATTGAAGAAAGTAAGGTTGAGAGTCCCGAGGTTCAGGAAGAAATTGCCGAGCCTGAAGATGATACGCCCTTTCCTAAGAAGGCTGTAAACGCTATTTCGAGGCGTGAAAAGAAGATCGAAAAACTGCGTGCGGAAAACGAGCAGCTTAAAGCTCAGTTGCAGCAGGTGCCCTCTAAAGAACAGGTTTCACAGGTAAAAGAACCTGAGGTTTCAAAATCTGATTCTGCTCCTAATCCTGATGATTATGAGACTTGGGATCAGTATCTTGAGGCTAAGGTTGAGCATAATGTGAAAACAACTTTAGAAAAAAGAACATTGCAAGAAAAACAATCTGAGGTTTCTCGGAAAGAGCAAGAATACTTTAGCCAGAGAATTAAAGACTTTGGTGCGAGTGTTGACAAGCATTCTGAGAGGATTTCTGATTTTGAGATTATTGGTGATCGTATTGAAAAAGACGTTTTGCCTAATCTATCTGCGGATGTTCAAAAGGCCATTTTGGAATCAGAGGATGGGGCTTTGGCTCTTTACACCTTGATGAAGGAAGGTCGCATTGAGGATTTAGAGGACATGGACGGGCGAGAGGCCTTGAGATTTCTTGCTAAAGCTGAGGTGCGAGGCCAAAAATTTATTGAGAATTCAAGGAAAGTTTCTGCTGCTCCCAAGCCTATTCAGGCGGTTAAGGGCACGGGGACTTACACAAAAGACGTTGCTGACATGACCCCTGATGAGATCAGGAAAAAATATAACCTTAGATAAAGGAAAAACTGATGCCTAATACAATTAACACAAATAAATCGGCTCCTGGTCGGATTGCCAAAGTGGCAGCGACCATGTTTGCTGATGATATGCAGTTTGTAAAAACCATTGCGCGGGAAGATTCGGTAGATTTTGCCCCGCAAGCTGGTGGTTACAAACCTGGTGATACGATTTTTATCAATAAGCCTCCTCGGTTTACGACAGGAACGAACAGAGATATTACCTCTGGTGGTATCCAGGACATTACGGAAGAAAAGGTTGCGATGAGGTTAGATCAGTCGTTTACGGCGGCTGTAGCTTTGACATCGAATGAGTTTGCAACAGATATGGCGTTCGATTCGTTTGCCGTGCGTGTTTTAAAGCCTTTGGTGTCGCAAATGGCCCAGCGCATTGAATCAACGTTTATTCAGTTGGCGTGTCAATCTACGGCTAACGTTATTGGTACTGCTGGTTCAACGGTGTTTAACACCTTGACCATGATGCAAGCTAACCAGCGTATGTCTGAGTTGCTGGCAACAGGTAGTGAAAACGAGTGGATTGCTTTGTTGTCTCCTGGTGCTAAAACTTCGGCTGTGGATGCGAGAAAAGGTTTGTTTCAGTCTTCTGAGGAAATCTCTAAGCAATACAAGCGCGGTGTAATGGGTCAGGCGGATGGTTTTACTTACTTGAGTAACAACCTGATGTACACCCACACAACGGGTACGGGAACGCAAACAGATGGTTCGGTTACCACAACGGCAAACATGACCAACGGTGCTTCGACCATTGCTGTGACGGGTTTATCGGGCTCTGGGACAATCACTGCTGGTACTGTGTTTACGGTGGCAGGTGCGTTTGCGGTTCACCCTATTACCAAAGCAACCTTGCCGTTTTTGCAGCCTTTTGTTGTAACGACAACGGCAACGGCGTCTTCTGGTGCGGCCACGCTTTCTGTTTCCCCAACCATTTACAGTTCTACCGGTGTTGGATTGCAGAACGTTTCTGCTTTGCCGAGTTCTGGTGCGGCTGTGGTGTTTTTAACGGGTAAAACTACAAGTACAAACTTTCAAAACTCTTTGACGTATTGTAAGGATGCGTTTCGTTTTGCGTCTGTGCCTTTGATTTTGCCAGGTGGTATGGACAAAGCGGCGCAAGAGACTGTGGATGGCTTGACCATTCGTGTCTTGGCGGATCACGACATTAAAACCGATCAGTACATCCTCAGAATAGACTTTTTGGGCGGTTTTGTTCCTGTTCGTCCTGAGTGGGCTGTGCGGGTTACGGCGTAACGCATGGGGGGATGGGAAACTGTCCCCCTTTTTAATCATTTGAGAGGTTTTTATGAGTTCAGGAATTATCGGAGGCAATATCTTTGCCATGTGTGCGGTTGTGGTCAACTTTAACCCTGCGTCTGTAGCGGCGGCAACAGTAGCGGCGCAATCGATTACAGTTCCAGGTGTGTTGCTTGGGGACATTGTTGTTGTGGTGCCTCCTTCAACGCTAAACGCTGGTTTGGGCATTGCTGGGGCTCTTGTAACGGCAGCGGACACCGTTTCTGTGCGTTTTGTCAATGCCACGGCAGGTGCCCTTGACCCTGCGGCTGCTGATTATGTGTTTTTGGTTACGCGCCCTGAGAGCATCGCGGGTCGTGTAACAACGGGGTAATGTATGGCAACGGCGCGTGACCTTATCACAAGGGCGTTAAAAGCATGTAGGGTTCTTGCCCCTGGTGAGAATCCTAGTGCTTCTGAGGCAGCCGATGCCTTGATGATTTTAAATATGATGCTGTCCAGTTGGAGCACAGATAACCTAAACGTTTTTGCTCAAACTTTAGAAAGTTTTTCTCTTGTTAGCAATGTTTCGTCCTACACGATTGGCACAGGACAAACGTTCAATACGGTTAAGCCTATTGCCATACAGACAATGTATGTAAGAAGTGGGTCTATAGATTATACCGTCAAAGAAATCAGCGATCGTGATTATGCTAACGAAATATCAATGAAATCAATCACTGGTGTTCCATATTGTTATAATTTTAACAATAATTATCCTTCTTCTGTGATTAAGTTTTACCCTGTTCCCGATCGGAATTATCAGTTGTTTATTCTTTCTGAAAAGGCTTTAACGTCCATTGCGTCTTTAGACACGGTGATTTCGTTCCCTGAGGGTTGGGAGTTGGCCATTGCGTATAATTTGGCTGTGATGTTGTTTCCTGAGTACCAGCAGGCGGTTGACCCTGCCATTGTGAAGATTGCGGATGATGCCAAAATGGGGATTCGTCGGGCAATCAATCGGAATCGCAAGTTTGTGTTTGGCGATGATGAGGATTTTAGACAAACAGATAATATCTATGCTGGGTGGTTTCGATGAAAACGGGTCTTGTTGGTCCGTCATATTCTGAAAGAAGTTTGTCTTTCGACGCTCAAAGAACAATCAATTTTTATCCTGAATTGAATCAATCTGGCAAAGAAATTTCAGCTTTGTATGGCACTCCTGGGCTTTCTGTCTTTTGCGATACGGGATTAAGCAAAAGCAGGGGATTGTTTGCTTCATACAATGGTAGGGTTTTTTATGTTGCTGGGTCTGTTTTGTATGAAATTTCTTCTTTGGGTGTTGCCACGGTTTTGGGAACGTTGGCATCGTCTTTGGGTTTGGTGTCGTTTGCTGAAAATCCCACGCAGTTGATGCTTGTGGATGGGACAAATGGCTACATCTTTACGTATTCTAGCAATACGTTTGTTCAGATTTCAGATTTAGATTTTCCTGTTGCGAATAATGTCACGTTTTTGGATAGCTATTTTATCGTCAATTCTTCTGGCACGACTCAGTTTTTTGTTAGTGCGGTTAATGACGGAACGGTGTGGTCTGCTTTAGATTTTGCATCGGCGGAATCGTCACCAGACAAGATTTTAAAGGTGATTGCCGTTAATGGGGAATTGTGGCTCTTAGGGGAAAGAACAACGGAGGTTTGGTCTAACACGGGTGACCCTTTGTTTCCTTTTCAAAGAGCATCTGGTGGTAAAATTGATATTGGTATTTTTGCCCCAGAAACGGCTGTTTCAAGTGCTTTTGGGGTTATTTTTGTCTCTCGGAATGCGCAAGGTGATGGCATTGTTTATCAGATGAACAATCTTTCTCCCAAAAGGATTAGTAACCCCTTCATAGAGCGTCAGATTCACAAGGTGATGAATCCAAGCCTTATGTCTGCGTATATGTATCAAGAGGACGGACACACGTTTTATGTGCTTACAGGCGGTGATTTAGAGACAAGCCTTGTTTATGACCTTACAACGGATCAATGGCATGAAAGAGCGTATTCTAGCCCTGTAACGGGCTTTTTTGAGCAGCATTTAGGGGTTTTTGGGATTACTGGATTCAACAAAACGCTTGTGGCGCACAAAGACTACGGAAAAATCTATGATATGTCTTTAGAATATACCATGGATGACACGTTTGAATTGATTGGGGAGCGTGTTTTTGGGCACCTTAACGAAGAAAACAAACCTTTTTCGGCGGATAGTTTAGAGATTGCCTTTGAGGCGGGTGTAGGCACGCAAACGGGCCAAGGATTGAATCCAAGAATGCTTTTGTATGTCAGCAAAGACGATGGCCGCACGTGGTTTGGTCCTTTGGAAGGCTTTATGGGAAAAGTCGGTGAATACAAAAAGCGTGTGATATTTAGACGGCTGGGAACAGCATCCACATTCACGTTTCGCGTGAGAATTGCGGACCCTGTCAAGCGGTGTTTGATTGGGGGGTATCTTAACGCATGAGTGGTGTTGTTCCTCAGCCTCCGATTCGTGAAATGCTTGTGGATGGCTCGGGCCATGCCTCGTTACCATGGCGGGACTATTTTAACAAAGACTGGAGGGGTGACTCAGGCACACCATGGACCCCTGTTTGGACAAACTTTAGCCATCCTATGACGGTCACAGCAAAATTCTATAGAATTTCTCAGTATTTGTGCTATTTTAATATCGTGATTGTTCCTGTCACGCACACAACAACGTCAGGTCATTCAAGCTACGCTACGTTTCCATTAAGGATTTTGGCATCGAGTGGCTTTAATGCGGCGATTAGTGATCGGAGCATTGGAACGGGAATATCGCAAAGCAATCCTGATCGTTTGATCTTGCCGCACTGGACAAACGAAACGCAAACGATAACGCTAAGCGGTGTTTTAGAGGCAACATGATTCGATTTGCAACAAACGACGATATAAATGCCGTAGAGGCTTTGTGTCGTGAGTTTGCAGAGCAAACAATGTACGGAAAGGTCATGACGTATTCGAGAGAAAAGGCTCTTGAATGTATTAAAAATTGGTCTAGTATTTTAGTTGCTGAAATTGATGGAAAATTGGTGGGTTTTGGGGCATTGGTGATTGCCACAGAGTTTTTTGAGGAACGGGAAGCGGATATTGACAAGTTTTACGTTCAACCTGAGTATCGTGGGACAGGGATTGCAAGAATGTTAGCAGAAAACCTTGTAAGATTGGCCGTTGCGAATAATGCGCGGGTGATTTATGCGCTTTGTGGGTCAGGCATTGATGACAAAAACGATAAGATGTTTGAAAATCTTTGGAAGAAATTTGGCTTTAAAAAAACAGGCTGTTTAATGGTGGGGATATAATATGGGCGGCAAAGTATTTAAGGGTGTTGGTAAGGCATTAAAAAAAGTGGCTCCCATTGCCGCTGGTGCTGCTGGTATGTATTTTGGTGGTCCTGCTGGTGGTGCATTGGCTGGTTCTTTGTTTGGAGGCGGCGGTGGCGGTGGCGGTGGCAATGATCTTGCTGGGGGCATTGGTCAGGTTGGTGGTGGTTTATACAATTATTATAACAACCGGACCGTTGATAAGGGCATTTTAGAGGCGCAATTAAAGGCTGGAGAGCAAGCCTCTCAGCTTTTGAACCCATACTACCAAACGGGCACGCAGGCCAACCAGAGGCTCTCTGATCGCCTTATGGGAGGCTTTAATTTCAATCAAGCAGATTTGTATAACGATCCAGGGTATCAGTTTGCAGTAGAACAAGGTCAACGCGGTTTGAATACGCAAGCAGCAGCATCTGGTTTGCTTGGCAGTGGCCGTGCATTAAAAGAAGCTACTCAGTATGGCCAAGGTATGGCTGAGGGTCAGTTTAACAATGTTTACACTCGGAATTTAAATAAATTTAACACTGAAAACGAGGCTTTAGGTAATTTGGCATCACGAGGTCAAACGGCTGGTACTCGCATGGGCAATTTGATGTTGGATATGGGTGCTAATCGAGCAGATTATCGTGCAAGCAGAGGGGAAGAAAGATCAAATTTAACAGGAAATTTGATCGGTGGTGCTGCCCCGATTTTGAGTGGTATAGGGGATTATTTAACAAATTTTGGAAATGAACCTGCTCAAGTTCAGCAACCACAAAATTCTTTGTATGATATGGGTGGTGGTGCTTTTTTACCAGGAAGAGCAAGTTTTGCAAAATCAGCAGATATGCCATTAAGGACTGGTGCAAGAAGGCCTATGACTGGATTTGGCAGGCAAAACGCTGCACAGAACATGCGTTTGAGTAAAGGCATGCGTGGAAGTAACTGGAAGGTTATCGGGTGATTTATGGCAACCGTTGAGAGTTTTAGAAATAAGCCGTTTGATATTTTAGAAAAGATGCGCAACGACGCAATGATGCGTCAGCAGTTGCAGGATGAAGCCATTAAGCGTCAATATGACCAACAAAAGAACGAATTGGATTTAGCGCAAAGACAGCAAAAACTTCAGCAAGATTTGCAAAATTATGAACAGGGCTACAATGGAAACACGCCATCTGCTATTCAGGAATACAATTTTGTTAGAAGACTTTCCCCTCGGGAACAGGCCTTATACCTAAGAGCAAAAGCCCCAAATTCTCAAATTCAGTTTGAAAACATGGGGATGATGGACAATACGGGTGATGTGAGTGGAATGAATCAACCCATGACGATGCCAGCACCTCAACGGCAACCTTCTGCACTATCTCAACGGCAACCTGCTTTACCCACGCAACGTAAACCTGTTGGGCAGGGTCGTATGCCTCAAGGTGCGCCATTGCCGCCTCAGGGGCCTTCTATGCCCACTCAAGGTGCACCGCAACCACAACCGCAATTAAGCGACCTTCCTGCTCCTCCTGTAGATTTAGGAGATGGCACTGCCGAATATAAAGGCAGAATATTGGATAAAAAAATTGCAGACAAATTATTCTTGTCGGATTCTAAAAATCCAACGGTTGGAGAGGAAAGACAAGGGTCCTATTTGTTGCAACAAGCAAGTCTTGGATATGAAAACCTTTTAAAATCTTTGTACAACAAACCAGGTGAAAGATCAGGGGCAGAAAGACCGAATGCTGTGGAGGCTTTTTTAAATTCAAAATATATTCCTGTAAGCCCTCGTATTGCTCGATCTGGAAAAAGAGAGCAATTTGTTCAGGCAACAGAAACAATAGCGGATGCTTTGTTAAAGGCGGCTACAGGTGCTGGACAAAACCAAGATGAAGCCAGACGAAAAATAGAAGAAATAACACCGTCATGGTTTGATGATGATGACACAATTAAACAAAAGCTAAATGCTATACCTGCTTACATAGAAGCAATTAAAGCCCGTGCTGGAAGAGCAACGCCCAAAGGTTTCACCATTCCCACAGTGGAAGGTCTTGGATTAAATGTGGGACAGCAACCCGCGCAAAATGCTGCACAGCCTATGATGCCTGCTTCTGGTAACGTTATACAAACTAGTGTTGGTCCAGTTACAGTCACAAGGTGATAAATCATGCCTAAATACACTTTAAAAGCATCTGATGGCGCGTCTTACACTTTGGATTCCCCAAATGAATTAACGCAGGATCAATTAAACACAGCGTTTTCTGAGGCTTTGCAACAATCTCAACCCACGCAACAGCAGGCCCCACAACAACAACCTGCTCAACCTCAAGAAGACATAGGGATTGGCGGCAGAGTCTTGCGTGCGGCTCAGAATGTGCCTAGTAGGCTAGGGCAACAAGCCAGTGACTTTGGCACGGGTGCACTAACGTCATTTTACGGACTTGGGCAAGGAACAGCTAACCTTGCGGGTGGCGTGTCTGAAGCATTGGGTTTGCCAGGGCAAGAAAATGTTGCACGCAATGTCGATAAAATAAACGCCTTTATGAGACAAAGAGAGCAGCAAATTGCTGCGGAAGATGCTGCACGTACTAATCAAGGGCTGTTTAATGTCCCTAGAACAGTAGGTGAGATTACATCGGCAGCAGCTATGTACCCTTACAAAGCAGCAAAAGCGGCAGGTGCCATTCCCAAGGTTTCTAGCCCTCTCATGGAAGGCGCAAAAAGACTTGGACGGGTTGCTAGGGAAGGTGCCATAGGATCAGTGTTGTTTACCCCATCAACAGGTGAAGGTGATTACACTACGCAAAAAGCCGTTCAAGCGGGTACTGGTGCGTTGGCTGGGTTAGGTTTTGCTGGTGGAGGTAAAGTCATAGGTGCAGCAGGTGGTGCCATTGCTAAAAAAATTGCTGGCAAAACGCCAACAGAAACACTGCCTGTCAATTTAGATCAGTTAAAATTTGCTGATATTCAATCTATGGCTGGCACAAACAAAGATGCCGATATTCGCGCTGTCAACAAGGTTGTAGATGAACTAAAGAAACAATTTCCTGATAATTATCAATCCGTTATCAATGAATGGGCGACAAGCGGAAAGCCCTTGATGGATGTGATACCAAGACAAATTTCAGGCTTGGCAGAAACCTCGGCCATGTATCCACAAGGCGAAGAACTGGCACAAAAGTATTTTTCTGGTCAAGCGGCTGGATCGGCAGAGCGTATTAACAAAGCCATTGCTGAAAACGTAAGTCCTATTGGAAAGGACGTTGCGGACATTGTGGCTGAACGTGTAAAATTAGGACAAGAAACTGCTGCCCCTTTGTATAAAGAAGCCTTTCAAAGCATGGGCAATAAACCCGTTACATCACAAAGATTGCAAACTCTTTTAGAGGACCCTGCCTATAAAGCAGCCTTAAAAGAAGGTTTGGTCACGGAAGAAAGAAATGCCAGAATTGCTGGAGAAAAATTTAACCCATACGATTATGGAACTTTGGGATATGATGCTAATGGTAATTTAGTTTTGCCTAAAACACCAAATCTTAAATTGTTAGATTTAATAAAAAGAAGTTTAAACTCACAATTAAAAAGTGGAAATTATACAGACCCAGCAACAGGAAGATTAACGGAAACAGGAAGACAGTTGACATCTTTAAATTCCAATCTTGTTGATGAAATTGATAATATCTTGGGCCCTAAACATCCTTATGCACGTGCTAGACAAATTGCTGGTGATTATTTATCTGTTGAATCTTCCACACTTAAAGGACAAAAAGACTTTTTTTCAACCAGACCCGATGTTCTTAAAAGAGAGTTTAGAAAACTTACACCTGCTCAACAAGCTGCTTACAAAGACGGTGCTGTGAGTGCGGCTAGGGCTCGGATGGGAACAATTTTAGAAACAGGTGGCAATCCTTACCCTAAATTGATGGGAAAAACGGATGACGTGAAACGTTGGCAGGAAATTTTGTCACCGCAAGAATTTAAAAATTTTTACGAATCCCTTAAAGCGGAAGACATATTGTTTCAAACGCGAAACAGGGTTTTGGGAAATTCCGCAACGGCTCGAAGACAAAACCTAATCAAAGATTTTGAATTATCGGGTGCTGAGGTTTTGACGGGTGCTGGCACTATTAAAACCATCGGATTGTCTAAATTATCGGGATGGTTAAAAAGAAGAACATCTGGCTTGACGGACAATATGGCTGGAAGCGTTGCAAAGGTTTTGTACGAAGACAATCCCCGTCAAAAGGCTTTGCTTATGAAGCAGGTTTTTGGTGATGAGCGGTTGTCTGAATCAGAAAAAAAGATGATAAAAGACGTGTATGTAAAGGCTGAAGGTCCTATAGAAGAATTAAAGGTTCGCTTACGTGCAGGAGCATCCGCAACTGCTGTCAACGCTATGCAAGAATGAGAAAAATAAATGGCCGTCTTATACACCCAGCATTTTGTTCAATTCTTTGACGATAATGGCAACCCTTTATCGGGTGGTCGGCTTTACACCTATGATGCAGGTGGCACAACACCGAAAGCAACCTACACGGATGCGGCGAGTTCAACAGCAAATGCCAACCCAGTCGTTTTAGACGCTGCTGGACGTGCCACGGTGTTTTTGGATGGGACAACGTATCGGTTCGACTTAAAGACGTCTGGTGACGTTCTGGTGAGAAGTACGGACAACATTCAGTCGTTTGCTGTGGCTCAATCAAACATTACCAATACGAGTTTGGCTTTGATGCCGGCCAATACCGTAAAGGTAAATGCTTCTGCAACAAGCAATACGCCAACAGATTTATTAGTAAACACAGATTCATTTCTTGGAAGAGCAAGTGGAAATATTGTCAATATTCCCCTGAATTATGGTCGCAATCGGATTATCAACGGGGATTTTAACATTTGGCAGATGGGGACATCGATTGTTCCTGCTTTGTCATCTATTGCTTATACAGCGGATCAATTTTATGCGTTTGTCACGGGTGCAGCACCAACGTATGCTAGGGTCACATTGAGTGGATCGGGTATAAACGGATCCGATACTGCCCTGCAAATTACAGGAATTGGAGGTAATACCACAAATAATATAGGTCAACGGATTGAGGCTGCTAACTGTACGGACATGATCGCGGGAAAGGTCTACACCTTAAGTGCAATGATTTATTCTTCTTCAGGAAGTTTATCGCCTACTTACAGCATTCAAACAGCAAACGCATCCGATAATTTTTCTACATTAACCGCACTTGCATCAGGAACTTTAAGCAGTGTTCCAGCCACCACATGGACAAAAGTATCGGTTACATTTACTTGCACAAACGAATGTTTGAAAGGTGTTCAAATAGAAGTGCAATTAGGGTCCATTACAGCAGGACGCACTGTTTTGGTAAAGGATTTTCAATTGGAAGCAGGAAGTGTGGCCACGCCATTTGAAAAAACACTAGCACCGTTAGAATTGATTAAATGCCAGAGATTTTATGAAACTGGATTTGCAATTTTAGAGGTTTACAGCGCAGGAAGCACCGCGTGTTCTATGACGCCTTATTTTAAGGTAACAAAAAGAACAAATCCAACAGTGACTGTGGCAGATAATGGCTCTGTGTTTTTGACGGGCGCATTTATTGTACCTAGCGTTTCTCATGACGCATTTCGATTAACACGAACAAAAGACGCAACAACAGGACAATTTATTATGTCAGCATCTTGGACAGCAAACGCAAGGCTTTAATCATGACTTACACCTACGCAAACCCACAAAACACCCTTATTACAAACGGTCAAGGCACGTCCATTCCCGTTGACGAAACTATCCCCGAATACCAAAAGCTGATCGCGGATGATGTCATAATCGGCCCTTACGTGGCCCCACCGACACCCATTCCCATTATCACAGCCACGCAGATGCTGATTGTGTTGCAAGCTATGGGCTTTATAACGGAGGCAGAGGCCACGGATAGAACGATATTCCCAACGGCCTTTAGTGCTTTGCTTAGTGGCACGGCGGCAGAGAATGCGGCCATTAAGATACGCTGGGCGAATTTGACGATTGTGGAAAGAAACGATCCTCTTGTTTCGGCATTTGGGTCTTTGCTTTCGCTGACAAGTGAACAAATTGATGGCATGTTTATACAGGCATCCCAAGTATGAGTTTATTGTCCCTTATCCTTGAGACATTAAAAACACCGGACGCGCAAAAAAGAGACTGGTATGGCTGGGTGACTAACCAGACAGGGCATTTTACCATAGGTGTTCTTATCACTTGTATTGCCATACAAGTATTGCCTTTGTATTTCAGTATTCTTCCTGCTGTTGTTTTTGCTGGATTAAAAGAAAGCGCGGATTTGCTGCGTGGTGGTGCGTTTAAAGATTCTTTTGTGGACTGGACATTTCAGTGTGTTGGGGCTTTTTTTTGTATTGTGTTATCAATCAAAAACTTTGATCTTGTAAATCTTTCTGTAGGTTTTATTATTCTTTCGTTGGCTTTTGGTTTGATACCAAGAGTTAAAAAATTATTTACCACTAGCCGCTAATAGGTTTTCATGGCCAATCAGACTATCACAACGGGAACACCTGCATCGCCTATCAATTATGATGATGCGTCGATTTCTGGTTTGCTGAACGGGGAGCTTATTACGATTAACGGCGGCGCGTTAAGGATTGATTCTGACGTTCGCTGGAATCAACAGGCGGCGGTTTTTGGCAACATCACTGTTTCATCAACGCTCGGCGGCGTGGTGGCGATTGATGGTACGCAGGTTTGGGAAGTGCCTTTCTCTGTGGCCGTGGGGCTAGTCCCAACACAAGCTGCCCTTGGGTCCAACACGGTCACAGGAGGCACCAGCGGCGCGACAGGCGAGTTGACTCGCGTTTGGGCCACTGGATCATTTGATCCTGCAACAGCAGGCGGCGCAATGCCCGCAACGGGATTTATTAAGCTGCGATCCAAGACCGGTAACTTCCAAGCGGGTGAAACCATTACACTGCCGGGGGGTGCCACGATTGTTGCTGCGAATGCGGGCAAGCGGAGCTGGATTCATGTCGTAGGGGATGCAGGCAAAATCTTGCTTATGCCCCGTCTGGCAAGCGTGCCGATCACTGGCGACTGGTACGCCTTGGGCGCGACCGATGGCACCGACAACCAGACAATTCAAATGCCGGTGCGGGATGAATTTCCAGCCGTACAGATCGAGACATCCCCAGGGTCGGGGGTTTATGAGTGGTGGGCCAACGCGGCAGACGCTTGGAACGGCTGGTATCCGAACAATGACAACTGGGCGCTGACAAACGCCACCATCACGCGGAACGCAGTAACAGGACCGGCAAACTATCCGGCAGGCGACAGGCTGCGGGAAACGACCGCAAACGGCAACCACCTAGTCAGCGGGTTAAACCTGCAATCCGTGCAAATGGACGCCGGGTCTTACACGCACGAGGCCATTGTCAAATCCGACGGACGGCAATGGTGCGTGGTGCAAATATCCACCAACGGCGGTGCTGATCGGTATGGCGCTCTTGTTGACCTGTTGGCTGGCACGATTATCGCCAACCCCAGTGTCGGTAGCCCGACGGGTGTTTCTTCCTCAATCACATCATTGGGCAGCGGTTATTATCAAGTCAATGTGACGCTGACTCATGTCACGGGCGATCTGAGGAGTTTCGTGGCAATCGCCGACTCGGCAACCCCAACCTATACAACCGGCTTGCCCACCTACACCGGCAACACGGGGCAAGGCATCATCCTTGGGTTTTCGACCGTCAAACAGGCCACACACGCTTTCATTTCGACAGATGCTCGGGGCAAGTTCTTTTACTCGGACCCCTTTGCTGGAACCATTCAACTTGCCAAACGCGGGTCAAACAACGCTGGCATGAAACCTGCAAGCGGGTGCGCTATTCGCATCCCGAACATCATCCTCGGAACGTCTTCGCCGGGTGATTACACCGCGCAGCACTTGTCTTTCGTCGGAAGTTCTCGCTACGCATTTGGTGTGTCGAACGCTGTTATAGATTTTGACAAAGTGTCTTGTAATTGGGCCCTTAACGGCAATGCCCCGACCTCTTGGAAAGTCCAGAACTCAGGTTGGAGCCTTACGGTCTCGTTGCTTAACTTCAACTCGGAAATCAGAAACGTCTGCATCGCCCCGACGCTTTACACAAGACTGGCAATTGGCGTTGCCTATGGCCATCAGAACGCCGCCAACGCATATATGTTCGACAGCCGCATAGTGGCTCGCGGCGGGGGCTTGCCAGCATATAGTGCTATTGCGTGCGCAAACATTAACGCCTATCGCACCAGTTTTGAATCCATCGGACCTAACCAAGGTAAGGCAGTTCGCAGCCCCTTTCATGGAGCCGCCGCGCAGGTGCAATCTGCGGGCGGGGAATTTGTGGACTGCACAGCTATTGGCGGTAGTTCGACATTCAACGCGCAAAACTTTCTTGTCCAGAATCTGACGTATTGTGACTACATGATCGGCACAACTACGGCTGTAAATTCTACGGCAATCGGGGTGCAGGGGACAAACATCACGGTTGACAATATCCTCCCATTTCCGGGGGTGGCAAACAATCACCCCTTTAAGGAGTACGTGGTTACGACCGGATTTATTGCCAACCTTGTGCTGAAGAATATCGGCAGTCCGACATCCCCGTTAGACGTTGGCACTGTAAATCCTTGCGGGGCTGTCCTCACGCAGAGCGCTGCGGGAACAACAGCCGAAGTGCGGCGCGTCTACACAACAAACCTTCGCCTCGGTGTGGTTTCGACGGTTCCCGCCAACCCGGTTTTGAATCTGTTCGATGTCTGGGGCGATGGAACAACGCCGCAAACTATGGCGACAGCCAACATCAACTCTCGTGGGGGGCGGTGGACAAACCAGCGCGGGGCAAACGTGGTATGTACCGGATCACACTGGGACGATGCTTATAACTCGACTACCACAGGCCGCATAACGATCAGCGGCAACGAACCCTCTGTTGCATCGGCGGCGCAGTGTTCTTTCACGCTCGGCACAGGCTCAGGGTTTAACGGCAACGGCTCGGTTGTTATCTCGCGCCTGACTGACGTAGTGACGTGGACAACCCCTTATAAGATGTACGGCCACAATGCCTTCGCAGGTGGCTGTGCGCTTCTGGGCACCGACTGCCAGAACCTGATCTTTGAGTATAAGATCGACACAGGGTCGGGTTTTGGCGGATCGTGGGCTTTCTTGGCAAACACTGTGCGCCGGGCAAGTGGCGGGACAAGCGGGACGAATACGGTCACAGTCACAACGGCGGATCGAACTGCCCTGACGCGCCAGCCGCAAGTTGGGGATTTTGTTCAGACGAGTTTGTTCAAACTGCCCGCTAACACGACCGTTACGAACGTCTCGGGCGATGTCATCACCTGCTCGAACAACTTTACGGCCAACCTTACGGCAACCGAGTTTGTGACCTTCTCGCCGGTCAACGTGGCTGTCAGCGCGGCCAATGGGTATTCTTTGCAAGTGCGCACCTACCCAACCGCAGCGGCCACTACAACGCTGCTGACGGCCTTCACAATGGGATTGCAGACCGACGCCACCGCGCAGCAAATCCCACATCCGCTTCCGGGGTCATTGGTCAACATCACCAATCTTGTTCCGCAATCGCGGGTCAAGGTGACGCGGGTGGACACGGGGGCCTTGCTGCAACAAGCATCTTGCGGCGCGGGTACAACATTAAGTTTTGATTTTCAATACACAGGGTCTGTTGCCATAGAGGCAAGAAATGCCAGCGGCAGCCCTGCTTACAAGCCATGGTTTACGCAAGTTTCCATTTCACCAACGGCAACGACAAACGTTGTTGCCCTTCAAGAATCCGATCAATAAAGGACTATAATTATGGCTATTCAGGACGATTTCCAAATTAGTGCCACAGGTGACATTCGCCGCCAAGCTGGTGCCAGCACAACCGTTTATTCGGTTTTGGCTTTACACGCGTGGCTTCAGGATTTAGCGGATGATCCATCTGCTACTGGCAATGACCTTGTGGATATTTTAGCCCCTAACCCATCACGTTTGGATGGTCCTCGGGATGCGGCTGTTGCGTCACGTCTTAACCTTTTGACCAGTGGTTCCATTATATTCAATTTGGATGATACGGCGGCGCAATTTGTAAATTTTGGCTCTATTAAGCAAGACAGTGCAAACGTTCAATACTCTGGCTTAAAAACCATCGGTGGTATTGTTGCGGCATCGCCTGTTTATGTTGTGCAAAACGGATCAAAACTCACGACCTTTTGGTCTAACGGTCACATTCAGATTTTGGTGAAGGTGCGTACAGGTGGCACCCTGATCGACTCAGGAAACGTGACTGCTTTTTCACGCAAATGGGGACAAGCTTATTCTCACTTTGACGTGAACCTGTCAGCGGGTGGTGAAAGCAATGCGGCTTTGTCAACGTCCCTTGATTCCAACATTGTGCTTTCTGAGGCCAGCGCGGCGGCCTTATCCAGCAAGGTCACAGTAACGTTTGGGGATACCAACCAAGATTTAGCCAACGGAAATGGATCAAAGCTCTATAAAGGCACCATTGCTTTAACCAGTTCCTGTACCCTGCAAGAGGCGTATCAGTATTTGCAATACTTAACCAGAGAAAGCAGCGCAGCCACGCTTAACAGTATCCCAGGGTGGCGATATAGGCTTTTAAACGCAGCTTACACGGAAATTCCTGCTGCCCCTTTTGGAACCTTCGCGGGGGGTACGTTCTTTGTGGCTCAAGGGTGGTGGTTGACGGGTGTTTTGCCTGCGGAGAGTACCAAGTATCAGTTGATTGCCCATGATGGCACAACGCAGGTACCGCCAACGCTTATTGGTGTTACTGTTGGAAACTTGGTGTCAGGGGATCGTGTTTTGGTGGCGCGTGATAATGGATCAGGGGCCTTATTAAAAGATGAATACACCCCCGTTGCGGCCAGCGCAGGGGCAACGTCATTGCAGGTGGTGGAAAGCATTAAAACCGATACCCCAGCCAGCGGCGTGATTCGCATTAAAAACCTTCGTTACACCTACACTGCCTTTAATGCGGGCACCAAAACCTTTACGGGTCTTTCGCCTGCTTTAGCCAGTAACATTGTTACGGCGGATGATGTGTTTGTGCCTTATATTGACAGGGCTGCAACGGGATCATCGGAAAGCGTGACGTTTATTTATGCCTCTAACTTTAATGCTCGCGTGGATGTCCGAAATGGAAGTGGCGCATCACCGATTGTGCCTTTCTCTACCACGTTATCTGTGACCAACGCTGGAGCAAGTGTGAACGCAAGCCGAAACAGTGACGTGTAATCCATGACCTATTATGTGTCTCCGTTTACCTTTGATTTTGCCACATCAAAAATTGATGTTGACGTGGGATCGGTAAACATTGATTGCATTCTTTTGTATGATGCTATAAAAGAAGCTCAAGCCACAGAAGAGGGTATTCTTTATGAAAGAATTGGAT